TAGGTCTCTTTCATAGAGTAGTGCCCAGCGGTGGCTGGGGTCGGTAGGAGCAGCTTGACGGCCTCCTCGACAATGGCGAGGGGTTTTATGGGTCTCATAGCTCTAGCCGCCCTTCTAGCATGTCGTTCTGGTCATGCAGCGTGAGGGACGCGACGAGATTAGAGAGCGCCTCCTCCGCTGGGCTGATGCGGTCAAACCATGCCAGCACCGCATACTGAGTAGACCAGTGCAGTCCAGAGGTCTCCTCGTCAACGTAGGGCGCAAACAGCTTCACGGCAACCGCGTGAGTAGCTCGCTCAGGCATCTTGTCAGCATCCCGCGCCGGGGTCTTGCCCACGGTCACAACCTCAAGCCCGAGTATCTGGGCGGGGAAGATCAACCGCCCCGCAATGTCCGTTAGGATCATGCCGCTGCCTTCGCTTTCTTCGCCGCCTTGACCAACTGCCGAGCCAAAGACCGCGCCTGGCGGGGTGTGAGCACCGCTCCGCACTCGGCAATACCGGAGTTTCCGCGCGGAATGTTGACCACCACGCGCTCGCTCCCCTTGTAGGCACCCACGCTGGCTGTGCCCGAGGCGGTGAGCAGCTCCCCCTCGAAGTAGCCCGATTCATCGGCAATGATGAGCAAGGTAGGGTTCTGCCTCATCGCGCCACCTCGACAATACAGCCCGCCGCAATACACTCTGCCTCGAAGCACTCGAAGGAGCCCGTGTCGGTACCGGAGCACCCGTAGCCCTGGGGAACGGCGTAGAAGTAGGAGCCATCACCGGGGATGATTACCACGATCAATTCGGCGTTCGCTTTGGCTCGTGCCTGAGCAGGAGTCATGCGCGTGTGGGTGCGGAGGTCGGAGAGGTTGGTGATTCTGGTTTTCATGGAGATATTTTATCGCCTTTAGGCGATACTCCGCAATAGATAAAGCGATAATTTATCGCCGTGCTGACATTTTTTTTTCAGCATCTGTGACGACTTGCTCGCGGTAGGTTTCGAGTGGCATTCCAAGATCAATTAAGGCATCTATGCTACATGGGCCAGGTTTTTTGGCACCGCGCAACCAATCGGAAAGAGTGCTTTGCCCCACACCTATTTTCGTCGCCGCCATGCTGACGGTAAGGCCCTCACGCTCTAAGTAATCGAAAAGCCACTTAGCGATAGCCCCGCCTGCGGAAGTAGCGCGAGGTCTTCCCCGGCGCGTCCTGGTAATCATACTGTTTTAATCGCTCCTAGGCGATATTGTATCTCTCTCATGCAACCTTTGCAATATCGCCGTGTCTGTCAATATCGCGATAGGGCGATAAAATGAAAGATGTAATGGCGGCTGAGTTCAGTGACTGGTTTCGTAAAACACGGCGAGCGCGAGACCGTGAACGATCACGAACTATCGGTGGAACCGTAGCAGAGTAGGAAAAAATCATGCAGTATCCCAGAGTACCAGAGTGGGTGAAGGATGAGATGGCGCAGTGGATCGCCGGAGATATTTCTTTTCGGCTCGATCAGATAGGCGGGTCTGCCAGCGACCCAATTACTTGGGAATCAGTTGCCCGGAGTTATGGCGCTGATATTGACTCTTATAAATCTATCGGTGGGCCGGTAGGTCGCCACCTCCGAAGCTGGCGCACTATTGCTTACAACACTGCCCGCAATATCTGGAGCCAATGCAAAACCATCTGCCACGAGCTGGTGCGTTTTATCCTTTGGCACTGGATACCTCCTCGCCTCCGTAGTGGTGCCGATGGTTGGTATTACGACGATGATGCCATGCGAGTTTGCCATCAGATCGCCCAGCGGGTTGAATGGATGGTGATGGGATGATCGCGCGTAAAAGCGAGCGGGTGGCGCTAGGATAAATAATTATGATTAAAGTTTCTTTGTTACTATTTTCCATACTGCTGGTTATTGCGCCTTCGCTGGCTCAAAGGTCTAGTAGATCGTCGGGTGGGTATCGAGAACCACGCCCTAAAAATTATTCCCCCCGGATTCCTAGCTACTCGCCTCGCAGTCCTAAAATACCAGATTATTCACCTAGGGCACCCAAAGGCGACACATATGTTCAATCTTATTTGAAAAAAGACGGTACTTTTGTTGAAGGTCATTATCGTTCTGCATCTAATGGTGATTTTTATGATAACTATTCGACAAAACCAAATATAAATCCGTATACAGGTAAAGAAGGTACAAAAGTCACACCGCCACTGGGGCAAGGTACTTTCTATGATGATCGTTATGATGGATTAAGTTTGAGCGTTTTCTCTGATAGAGAAGCTTCATCCGCATCACCAGGATCTTTAAGCGCGGAAATAGATCGTCTGAGAAAACAAGTGGATGAGCTAATAAAACAGCGTAATGTCACTAAAAAGCAACTTCCCGACAGAGATGAGTTAGAACAAAAAGTTACAGTAAAAGAAAATCTATTAAAAATAGTTCCAGTAGAAGTAAAAGATGCGGGAGAAGATGCACTACGATTTAATAGTTCACAGGAAATTGTATCAGGCCGAATGGGTGATTTAAAGCGATTACAAGCAGTTTATCGCCGTCCTCTTTTTCGGTCTACTGTGATAATGGATTATCCGAAAAACTCAGAAATTGTTATATGTTTTGAAAATAATGATTTTTACGGGATCGTAATGAGAGACAGAATTGTTGGATGGGTTCCCAAAGATTCTGTTGTGCTTAAAACTCAAAATGGACACGTTTCTTTAAAAACAGGCAACTACGAAACGATTGATGCTCGTTGAAACCTGGCAGGGGCAATGAGGCGGGCGGGGCCAGCTCTTACCGGTGACGAGCCGGAAGACGTGATTGTGAAGGGTAGCAGAAAGAAAATTCAGGTGGTGGATAAATGAAAGTTTACATTGTGGAGTTTTTTAAGGGAGCCAACGAAGGCGGATCCGAGACGTTAAAAATCGAGGCCGAAGGAATATCTTCGGCTGACGGAGGGGCAACTTTGCAATTTCACTCTATTGGCAATCGCGGCCTGGCCGCAATCATTCCCAGCAATAGAGTCCGGTACGTCCTTGAAGAAGGTTCTAAGAAGGCTTAACTGCTTCGACTAGCTCACGGGCTTTTTCGACAATCAGGCTGGCTTGCTGAAGGTCAAGTATTTCGTTAGCCGCCAGGGCGGAAATCTCGAAACGGGTTCCGTCTCGTAGGAGAAGGTGATAGCTAGAGTTTGGCCCCTGGACGCAAAGGCGAACTTCACCAGGCGAGAAAAGCGTTTGGCCCACGCGGGTTAAAGAATTGAACATGGTTCATTTTACCAGACAGCTAGAGAGCCGGAGGACGTGATTGTGCAGGGGCGACGCAAAGATATTACGGTGATTGACGACTAGTTGCACCGGGGTCTCGGCTCCGGTGAGGATTGAAACTTGCCGACCTTAGCACGTCCGCCTATGCCATGCGACACTTGGAGGTACGTTGGGTACCCAATTACAGTGACACTCTTCCGAATCGCCACCCTCGCCGCCACCACCACTTTCACCACCGGGATTCCCGCCCGCGCAGGGAGCGAGGGTATCTGTCCCGGTCAGGCGGAAATCAGATAAATTAATTGTGGCGGCAACTGTCGCAGTTCCTCCCACGAAGTTCTGTTCATGCCGCAAAAGGAGCCGCACCCAGCATGCGGTAACTGCTGTAAACGTCCCTTGTTTTACAAACGCAGTCGGCGCTGGGGTGGATTCTGGTAGGATGTTAGGAGCTGTTATCACAATAGAGGCGAGACTGACCCACTCCCCGGCGTTCAGGTATTCAAGGCTGGCGCTGGCACTCCCCGGAGTTGGCTCCAATGTCTCGCCGGGTGGCATCGAGCAGGGTCCCCCCGGATTACAAACAGCGGCCAGGCTTCCGGTGAACGAGTATCCCGTCAGACTGTGCTGCGTACCCAGATAGATCTGAGCGATCATGCGCGGTGCTGCGGTGATGTGGCTACAGGCCGGATGACTGGTGGCGGCAGCGTTGACGGTGACTCCCTCCCCAGTGGTGATGTCTTGGGCTGTCCCGTCGCTTAATTTGGTGGTGATAGCCATGCTCGCCCAGGGCGTACCAAGTGCGTCCGACCATCTATATTCCACTTTACAGCCCGATCCCTAACCCAACATCTATTTTCCACCCGCCATAAGAAGACGATCGCGTGTACTCAGAGTTGTTAGCCACTGACACCCCCGAAAAACCGGCCAGCGCGTTGCCCTGCCCGTCGGCCACCAAGCCAGGGATGTAGCTAGCCGTCACCACCTCTCCTTGTCGCACAGGGGAATCGAGTACCAGGGCATACGACTTATAGCCAAAGCGCCATGCGCCCTGGACAGTCCTACCGCTGACAGAAAACCCACCCGTGCCAGCAGGCTCAGGCGGCACAATGGGTAGGCTCCCGGTCTCCGTCAGGGGGAGCAAGACGATATTGCCGCCCTTGCTCACTTCAATCGCCCCGCGCGCGGGCGGTGTAGAGTCTGTCGCCAGCGCCTCGATCAGAATGTTCTCAATTGTAAACTCGCTCGGAGTTGCCCAAAAGTCACGATGCAGACCAGCTCCCCAATACCCAGTTTCATCTACATAGGTAGCGTCAGTGTAGCTTTGCTTCGTGCCATTATTTGCCCACGTAGCACCGCCATCTGTGCTACGCAGTGGCGTGACAGTAATCGTAGCTCCCTGAGCCTCCACAATCGCGCCAACGTGGTCTGTAGCAGCATAAGCGTCGGTGAGATAGATGCTTCCAAGAGCCGTACCCCCATCACGCCCAATCACTTTGCCCGTGCCACTGGAGCTCACCAGGTTGATGTTCACGCCACGGAGGTAGAGCTGGCCACCCGACGAAACGTAGTAGGGAGCCACCCTGTTTAATCTTAACCCTATGGTGAATCGGTTGTTTGTACTGGTTCCTCTGGAGCCGAAATTCACAGTCATGCGTCCATCGCGCCGCAACGTCGAGTGCACTGCATAGAGGCACGCCCCCGTCGCCCCAGACGTGACCATCTGACCTGCGCCGTTTTGCCCAAGGTTGTTGGCTTCCTGTGGGTCAAAGTAAGTTTGCAATTCTTGCCAGCCAGCAGGGTAGCCGGAAGCTCCCCCGAATCCCTGGTTGGTGATTGTGGAGTAAGCAGGCTCGAACGGCGTAGCTGTAGAGTCGTCTACAAGGGCGTAGGTGTCGGTTCCACCAAAGTAAATGCCACGCCCCGGATTGATGCAGCCCGGCACGGTTAGCATTGCAGCAAGGTACGCGCCCGCCTGGGGAGAGGCAGGCGCGAGGTGTGGCGATTGGAGATAACACCTTAGAAACGGACGCACGATACTCCCGCTCCCCTCTACAACCGAGGCGGGAATAATCTCACACGCGACCACTTTTGTTCGAGTGGCAGGAGCCCCAACATCATCCCAAAACGAGATTTCGGCGGTCGAAAGATCAGCTTGAACCGCAGGAGTGATCTTGTGCCAAGCGACAAGCCCAGAAGCGGCGATCCGAAAATCCGCAAAACCGCCAGAGGTATCTATCTGACCCCGACTGATGCGAGGAGAGTAAGGCGACGAAGGGAAAACGCCATCCCAGATAATCGCCCCCATCTCAAGGGCGCTTCCAGCGGTTGGGTGGATACCATCATAGATCAGATTTGGGTCGAGCATTGTCTCGGTGCCCATCGCCCCCTGCTGCCCCACAATCACGTCGGGATCCAGTAGATAGTGGCACCCAGGGATGTCACCCCATTCAACCCCCGCCGCCTGAGCCGCCGCATAAGTTCGGAGGTTATTGTTCAAGATCACACGCTGGGCATTGCGCGTGCCCCAGTTGGGCACCGTATCCGACCAGCGTGTGTCAAACGGGGTCACTGTCGATATCGCGCATAAAAGCGCAGGCGCGGCAAGCTTCACAGCGGCAAAGAGGGCAATCGCCGCCGTTTTATAGCTTGCCGTAGAATACTCACCGCCACGAAGATCGTTCACCCCGTGAGCATTCACAAAGTGGGTCGCTTTGTCTTTGAAGTACACAAAAGCGGGGTTTTCCGGTCCGTCCACTTGCCCTTGTGCCGTCGTGATTTTTGTCGAATCTTCACCCATGTTCACCGACCCGATAAGCCGCCCTTGCAGGCCGCTCTGGTACGCTCCTGCAAACCATGCTTGATTCCCCGTCGTGCCGCCATCGGTGATCGAGTTCCCCGTTAAAATAACCGCTGGAGTCCCATCGGGGGCATCTTGGGCAATAAGTGCAGCATGGAAGATGCTTTTTTGCGCAGCTCCCACGGCGATAGTAGCCCCTAAAGTCGTCACCTTGGCAGTCAGGGCACCATCGAGTGTAGCCCCCTCTTCGTACCCGTCACTGTCCAAGGTGGCATAGTCGGGGCCGTGATAGAGCGGGCCGTTGGCAATAAGGCCGTTGGTGCGTCCGCCCGCCGAAAGGACATAGTAGCGGAGCTCGTAGGAGTCTCCTTTTGCCAGCGGAGTCGAAAGCGCAAGCGTGTCACTCACGACCATGCCCCGAGCCCCTGTCACCGACGAAGCCGCGCCACCCAAGAAAAGAAAGCTTTGGAGAGTAGCGCCCACGACAATGGAGGCAGCGATAACCTGGGAGCCTGCCCAAAGGTCAAAGGAGATCTTCACGGATGATGTTGCGCAGGATGCAACTTCACGAGCGCGAATCAGTTGGTAAGGCTGTTTGGTCGTGCTGTCAAAAGTTCCGGCACGACCACGGACAGAACAAGGACGTATCACCGACATGTCTTACTCCTCAGATTCTTTTTCTCGGGGAGTGGGGTCTTCGGGTCGTCGAGGTTTTAGAGCCGCATACGCCAGCCCACCCCCCGTGGCGATACCAGCCAGCGCCCCTATACCGATGTCCAAAACCCGTTCTGAGTAAGCGGGTACAGGGCGCGACACGGCGGCCAGGCCGATCCCTCCCAGAATAGTAGCTGTGATCGCCATGCCGATGTAGTGGATGATGATCTTGCTCTCGTTCATGCTTTTTTGGCCTCCAGAACAATGATGCGCGCTTCCATTTTGGCCACATTTTCTTCAAGTTTGCCCACTTTATCGAGTTTTGCCTCGATACGATCCAGTCGGCGCACCACGGAGAAAATACCAACAACACCGGGTACTAAGATGCCAGCGACCACGGTGATAGCTGCGACGAGAATCTCTGTCCAGTTGGGCTGATTCAACGCCAACCTCGGATTTTTTCAATGGCAATCCCGCTCACTGCCGTGATCTTCTTGCAAAGGATGGGCAAAACTTGACCTTGGACGACATCGTAGGCCAGCGCGTTGCTATCATCGCCGTCGACAGGTACCAGCGTTACGGTACCAGCGGCCATAAAGTGGAGCACGGCGGGTTCAAAAGCAGTGCCCACCACAGGCTGGAAGTGGACACGGGCGACGCGATCTGGATCAAAAGAGGGACGTGTTGACATAGTTTTCCTTAAAGTTTCCCACCTTGGGAGGTTAACTTCCCGATCTCTGCCGCCAGAGCTTGGATGTCCATGTCTTGGAGTCCCTGCTGCTGGCGATTAAAGGCCACATCGTTATCGTAGCCCCGCAAAATATCCTGAGTGAGTGCGCCAGACCGCCCCAGGCTTCGATCCATACTTCCTTGACTTCTAGCCATCTGATCGGCTAGGAACAGGACGAGCTGGCGCTTGCGGACTTCCCTCTGGCGGATTCGCTCCACTGCCAGATCATTGGCGCTCTTGGCCCTCATGGCGGCTTGGGAACTCTCGATGGCCGTCTCCGCACCCACAGTGGCGCTCGATCCGGTAATCCCTCGTCGAGCCATTGAAGAGGCGAGGTTGCTCTTTGCTCGCTCTCCTGCGGCCACACCCGTGGCACTAGCGCGATCTAGCTCGGCAGTGTCGTCGGCAGAGCTGGCAAAAGGAGCCTCCAGCATCTGTCGGTAGCTCTGGCTTGCTTCGCGATAGCTCCCCCGATCCTCCATCATGTCATCTCGATACAGGGATGCGTCTCTATCATAGAGGTCGCGCTGTCCACTAAGACGATCTCGCTCCGCCCTCTGGCGCTTCTCTGCCGCGCCGCCGCCACTGCCGACGAGCTGACGTTTGGCGTAGCTGGCAACCAGGGGAGCAACAAAGGGGACTAGATTTAAAGCCATATCTAAATATATGCTCCAAGTCTTGAAGCACCGATGCTCCAAGTCGTAGCCCCCTCTGCGGATGCGTTCTACTTAATACCAGCCCGTCGTACTTCTTCTCGTAGCTCTTTGGGAGAGAGTCCTGCCAGGCTAGACGCGATTGCCCGCTTCTCGCGCTTGCCATCCTCACTGGCAGGGGCTAGGCCGGAGCGCTTCAGCTCCGAGGAGATTAGTCCCACTTTGAGACGTGCCAGCTCGACGAGCTCGCCGGGGGGGAGCGCTTCGTACTCGCTTCCCGATCTTCCGCGCAGCAGTCCACTGGCCGCATCACTGATGTTCTCCCTCATTGCTTCGCTCCCACCACTGGCCGCATCGAGCGCTTTACGCTTTGCGGCAAAGTCCTCAATGGTCTTGAGCTTGGTTGGAGCCTTCGCCGCTTGTACGAGGTTCTTTCTCGCCTGGTCGTACTGAGCCGGGTCTTTTGCGCTCCGCAAAAGATCAAACTCATCTTTGAGAGGGGAGGAATTCAGACCGGCGTTTTTAGCAGCCCGCATGGTTTCCTGTACGCTGATCGCCTCAGGACCTGGCGCACTTCCCACCACACCGGTCTGGGAGAGCGCAAACTCTCCTACCGTTGAGAGGGGCTTGTCCGGCCTGCCCAGGTCACTGATGCGGGTGGCATCACGCCCCATGTTCCCGCCCATTGCCCCCATAAGGTAGTCGGCCTTTCGTGCGTCAACCTTGGCTATCTTCTGGATCCACTGCCCCATACGGCTGGCCCTGGACGTATCGCGCAGATCCAGCGGCTTGTCGTTTTCCATGCCCGGCACGATGGACTTTTGCCTAAAGAAGTCGTAGTTTGCCAGCGCTCCTGCAATCGCTTTTGTTGGACCAGCCAGCTCGTCCACGTCGAAGGGAATGAGGTTCTGCTGAAGAGTTCCGCCAGCCGCAGGAATGGGAGCGCCTGGATCGCTGATGTAGCCATGCCATGCCCGCTTGTCTCCCAGAGCCCGGTTAGCCGCTCGTTCTACAGCACTGGCCATCACGGCAACCTCGAAGCCCTTAGGGATGTAGATCCACTTGGAGGAGCCTGGCACCGGAATGCACCAAAATAAATCTCTCCGGTACGCGGGAATCTCTCGGTACTCTTCCAGTCGGTCTTCCCCTGTAGCCTTGATCAGCCCCACAAGTGCAGCGCCCGAAGCGCCCATGATCGCCAGATTTGCAGCAAACGCTTTGGGGTTCTCACGCGCCGCAAGAAGGGTGCGCCGTGCCCCCTGGATCTTTGAGTTAGTGAAGGGCACGACGGCATTGACCACCCGGCCCCACTCGCCCGCTACGGCAAAGTCCATCAGGTCGCGCGCTTGGTAGGCAGCGTAGAGCCTGGCATCCGCTTCCTCGTAGCCCAGAGTCGTCTTGGCGTATTCCTTGGCTTTTTTGTACTCCTGGAGGCGCGTCACCAGCTCGCCCTTCTCCTTAAGCGAGTTGTAACCATCGAGCAGCTTGCCCGGCGCAGTTATAATGATATTAGGGTCACGGGCGATCTCGCGCTGTGTCTTGGCAAGCGTCGCCTTGTAGCCCTTTGCCGTGGCGACGTGACTGCCGAACTGCCCGCCGCCCGCAAGTAGGAACTCGTCCTTTAGCTTAAATGCTTGGCGCGTGCTGAAGTTATCAACAAGACTTCCCGCCACCCGGCTCTTAAAGGGGCGCTCCATCTGGTCGCGGATGATGTTGCGAACCATGTAGCCAGGCGAGCTGGTCACGCCCGCTTTCATGAGCTTACCCATAATACCGATGGTCGCCTCCGCCACTTCTGGAATTGAGTCTTTCCCCAAGCCCTCTAGGTACTTCTTGACCTCGGGGATGTTAACGCGCCAATACTCGGGCTTGCCATCCACATAGATAGTAATCGTATCTCGTGGTGCTTCCATGGCTTTTGTGGCCTGGTTATACACGCCGGGCATCTCGTCGGCGATGGCAGAGAGATTCACGTCCTTGGGGTTCTTGTCTGGTTTCACCAGGTCGCGGAAAGAGCGCATCACGCGGTTGCGATCGCTCTCACCGATCATCTGAAAGCCGTTCTCCAGAATGCTCCGGTAAGGGTTGTTGATCTCGTCGAGGCCACCCTTGAGGCGCTTAACGACGTTCTTGCCCTTGGCCACGCCACCACCGGGGAGGCCAAATCCCTGCTTGTCTAGGTCGCGTGAGAAGTCCACATAGAACTGGTTGCCTGCCGTGATCGTGTCCATGGTTTCCTGTGAGAGCCTGCCCGAGTCCACCATGTACTGAAGCATTCCGCGCGAAAACTCCCTGTACCGCTCCGCACTCTTCTGCATCCGCTTATAGGCAGCAGGATCGCGCTTCTGGAGATCTGCCAGAATGGATTTCGCTTCGGCCATATCTGAGAAAATCCCTTTGCCCAAGCCGCTCACACGGTCGCCGTCAATTTCATCACGTCCGGCCAGCTCGATGGTGCGCTCCGCGATCATCATGAGCGCTGTGTCTTTCATGTCGGCATCGAGCTTCTCGATAGGCACTTCTTTACGACGGCCCACAATCGGCTCTAGCACCCATGCCAGCCCGCCACTGGTGAGCTTCTTGCCATCGGGTGTGACGATTCCCTCTTCAAGCATCGTGCGGACCTTGGTGGCCTCACCGCCCACGTAAGTTCTCAGAAGCAGCTCAAAGTCTTGGGTCGGCTTGAGGGTTAGCCCTTGCTCTTTCTGGAGCCACTTGGCGGCCACAATCGCCGGGTGTGCATCGTCTACCCAGCGCGTGATCTGCTTATCCCATGCGGTGATCTCGAAGTCATAGCCCTCTCCTTGGAGCGCCACCTTGAGCTTCTCCGCTGGCGTTTTCCTACCCGGCTCCCATGCCAAAGACAGCTTCCCGCGCTCGATAGGGTCGAGCGCGGCCACGCGGCGAACATCATCCCCAAAGGCGCGGAGCGGTGGGAGTACAAGCCGTGCTCTGGCTTCAAAGTATGCCGTGAAAAGGGGAGCCTGCTTGCGTGCTTCATCCGGGTTGAAGAGGTAAGCACGGATGAACTCCGCAACCCCCTCAGCCCGGTGATAGGCCAGGCTTCCTCGTGCTCCACTAGCAGTACCGGAGCCAAATTGGGAAAAGTTTGGGATCAGCTCTGCATCAAAGGGGGACTTTTGGCGAGCACCGGTATAGTCACCAACCAGCCCCGTGGCATCGTCAATCAGGTGTCCCACTTCGTGAGCTGTTGTGTCAAGGTCGCCTCGGTACTTGATCGTCGTGCGCTTGGATCGCGAGAAGAACGTGCCTAGAGTGTTCTTGCCCCGCCCCTTGGCTCCGTAGTCCAGGCGACGGCCAAGCGCTTTACCAAGATCAAGCGAGATCTCCTTGGCGCTACGAGCAGGAGTACCATCCGCCAAAGGTGCTGGCGCGATCCGGGTAACGGATGGGTTTGAGATATTCTTTATATCTGCTGTGGAGTCTTGAGTATCGACTTGTCCGGCAGATCGGGGAGCCGTGCCATCGGCAGTGGCTCCAGTTCTCTTTTGCCCTCCTCCGTCTTTCGCCACAACTCCACCTCGCGAAGCGCTTCCTGCGTTACCCGATGGTCCCTCTTGAGGGGCTGAGTTGGTTCCATTTCTTCCATCATCTACCTCCGAAAAATACTTCGCTAAGACATCCCGAATTTCCTTGTTGAAAGGTTCACCAATCCGCTTTTGGTGAATCAGTATGTCGTATACATTCTTAAGCATATCCCGTAGGCGCTGGAACGGCGCGGCCAAGGCGGGAGTTGGGATTTCACCTTGGTAGATGTAGCGCTCAAAGGCTTCCGCAAACCTTTCTTGTGCTGCCTCATTAAATACTCCCTCAGAAGACCCGCTCGCCCACTGCCGGATAGCTGTAACGTCGCGCTTAATCTCTGGCGACGATTCACCTGCATCGGCAAGCATTCGCAGAACTGTATGTCCAATCTCATGAAGAGCGGTAGGCGCATCGGGATTGGTGAGACCAGCAAGAAGATTCCGGCGGTCTGTGGGATTGTCGGTATATCGTCTTGTTGTGTGACTGATCCCATGCTCGGTTCCGTCGCCTCCAAAATCTCGCCCCATCTGCGCATCACCGCGTGTCACACCCGCCACGTAGCGCCGGTACACTTCTTCGGGTGCCATTCCTAGCTTTTTACCAAGCCCACGCGAAAAGGAATCAATCGTCGCCGCTAGATCGTCTCCCGTCTGTGCATCAAGCCCGAAAGCATCTGCCAGCGCTACGGCCATCTTAGGGCGGTCTGTGAGACCAATGTGAGTCAAGACAGGGCGCTGGGGAAAGCCGTCGCCGGAGAAACTGTCACTAGGCCCAGGCGGAAGCGCTCGACGAGCAGAGTCCTGTCTGCCAAAAAGCCCACCGCCTTGCGGGTTTCCTTGAGTCTGCTGAGTTTGGGTTCCCTTCTTGACGATTTCTGCGAGGTTGGCCGTTCCGTTCTTGATCAGGACCTCACGAACGCGCTTGACACCCTCCTCCCTCCCGATCCGCCCGTTCATCACGTCGGCAGCAGCCTGGCGCAAGATGCCCTTTACCTCGGGATCGAACTCCAGAAGCGCGTCAGCCTTGCTTCGAGCGGCTTGTACCTGCCCGGCTTCCTCGCGCCGACCAACCACGTCAAACTTCTCACCCTCGCGGGCTTGGGTCTTCTCGACCGCAAGGAGCCCACTCTGCTCGGACTGGAGCAGGCGCTTCACCGACTGAGTGAGAATAGCCTGCTCTCCCGCCGTGGACTGAAAGCGAGCGCCGCCAATTGAGTCGTCACCCTCAAAAAGTGATCCGCCTTTTTCCTGCTTAAGAACGATTTCTTCTTCTGACACGCGCCGCGCCAATGTTGCGCCGTCGTCGTAGGAGCGAATACCATCCGTGCGCATGGCCTGCTCGATGGCAACGCGCTGGCGTTGCGTGTCGCCGCGAAGCACTTCCCCAATGGCCGCACCTACAGAGTCGGAGAGCTGCTTGTTGCGCACTGCCGTGCGTCCGGCCTCGTCAAGGAGCACCAGGCCCGCCACGTCGCGAGCAAGCGGGGTCTTGGGCAGCTTCTGAGTCTCAGAGCGTGCCTGCTCGGGCTTGAGGCTGGCCGCAAGCGCATCTGCGGCATCAATGGCAACGCCCTTGTTTTCCCTGAGGTTCTTGAGCACCCCGAAAGTCTTAGCGCTCTCTGGTGTCCAACCCTCAGCGGCATCGAGGATCTGTACGGGAAGCTCACGGGGTACCTCGACGCGGGAGCCATCGGCAGCAGGAGCCGTGAAGCGCTCGGCTCTCTGGGCCAGCTCGCGCCGGTGGTGACCATCCACGGCCAGAAGGTTGCCATCTGCATCGCGAAATGCCGTAAGAGTTCCGCCATGCTCGATCTCGTACTCGCGCTGGCCTTTGAGAAGATCGGTCACACCCTCTTTATTGATGTTGCGTTTGTACTGCATCCCCGGCAGGATTCCAACCTGCTCCGGCGCGACTAGCTCAGTGCGGAGCCCCTGCGCGGCGCTAGTCGCTCCTCGGGAGGCTGGAGTGCTGGCCACTTCTGGGGTTCCGCTTCCACTTCCTCCTGTCCGTGGTAGGGCTGGGACTTCTCCGGGATTCCCGACTGGGAGCGCTGGCGCTGGTCTTGTCCCGCCAGCAGCTCCGCCAGGCTCGACGCTCGATCTAGTTCCTCTTGTGATAGTGCCATCAGTTTCTCCTAACTTTAGTGTACCGTCCGTGGGGATTAGTTGCTTAATCGGCTCTGGTTGCTTTGCGAAACCAGGGATTCCCGCTCTGGCCGTGGCTGGCCCAGGGGAAGTAGCAGGCAGAACCTTAGCGGCCTGGCGAACTGTCTCCATCGCTCCTGGCCGAAACGGCTGGCGCACAATCTGAGCACCCTCGGCCACACTCCTGGCGAGCGCTGGGGCTTTTTTGCTTGTCGCTCTAACGCCCATACCCGCTCCCACCACACCAATGGCATCCATTATCAGGCTGGCAGGGTCGGTGAGTGCGCGGGTTCTGAGCATCTCACCCGCTTTCTTGGGTGAGCCAAACGCCAGCTCAGACAGCTCGCCCGCTGCGGGCACGAGAAAGCCGCCTAGATCCGCCGTTGCCGCTTTGTTTGCTTGACGCTGGTAGTTTTTTGCCTCCGCTCCCATGCCACGCGCTTTCAGATTTGCTTGAAGAGCGCTCTGGGTGCTGGCATCGGTGATTATTTTCTGGAGAGCAAGCGATCCCGTGACCGGCATGGTCGAGAGAGTCAGGGGAAGCTTCACCGCCCCCGTGACCAGGTTGCTCATCCAGTCACCTGCGTTCTTTGGCGCAGGGGTTGAGTCGGCATACTTCCCGCCAAGCACCTCTGTCAGCTCCTGTCCACCATTGTAGAGCTTAATCGCAAGGTCGTTTAATGCCTGGAGTGCTGCGGGCTTGCGAGTGGTAGGGCCAATAGTCTCGACAGCTCTGCGACCCGTGGTGCGGGGTGTACCACGGGGAGTGGGGGCTGCTGGCTTGAAGTCCGACTGGGGCTTCATCTTGACCTGCCCGAAGTCGTTCTGCTTGCGCTGGAGCCCCACCAGGTCACCACCGCGAATAATCCCCGCTGCTACCAGTGCTTGTGCCTGAGCCCGTTTTGTGGAACTCTTGGCATAGGTGCCGTCCCTGAGGTACTTCTCGTGCTTGGCCTGAGCCTCTGGGTCAAACGCATCTACCAGTTTATCTTCCGCCATGTCTCTCTCCTTAGAATCCGCTTGTCATGCGCTTCTTCTCGCTGCTCTTAATCGCTGGTTTCTTTGGTGTCGGCTTAGCTATTGGCTTACGATTTCCGGGTTGTGCCTCTGGATTTGCTGTAGGTGTCACAATGAACTTCTTGCTGGGTGGTGTAAACCCTCCACCCCCAGAACGACCGGGCATGTTCACCGTGGGGGCGGGGGGAATCGTGGGCTTGAAGGATGGTGAGCCGCCACCGGGCGGTAGTGTGTAGGGGCTAACAGCGGGAGCACTCCCCACAATAGGGTCTGTTATCCCGCCTGCGAGCGCTCGCAGGGTGCGACTCATTGCATCCAGCGCCACTTTATCGGATGGATCAACCCCCCGCTCATTGGCAAGAGCGCCCGCCCGAAGAGATAGTGAGAGAGCGGCCTCGGGCTCGATCCCCGCCAGCTTTACCGCTTCCATTTCCTGGTTGAACTGTGCGATCTGACCACGAAGTCCCAGCTCCTGAGCACGGAGCCCTGTATTCGCCGCTGCGTTTGCGTTGCGTTGCTGTCCCAGTCCTAGCTGGCCACGCTGCCAGACTTTGAGCTGCTTGAGTTTCTCAATCTGGAGATTGAGCATGCCCATTTTATAAGGGTCTGCTGGCTTAGGCGCGACTTTAAGCGGTTCGGCAAAGGGCTGCACACCGAGCTTTTGCAGGAGTGGTGTGCCCACCTTCCCGACACTAACCTGGCTTTTTGAGTCAAAGCGTGCAATAAACCGCCCGTAGGATTCCATCGCCTGGAGGGCAGCAAGCGAGGCGCTGCGCTCGTCGAGGATGTCCTGGCGATTGAACTGCCGAGCATCCCGCTCTTTATTGTAGGTGAACTGGCTATCCCGGAACTGACGACCCTCTTCGTAGCGAGTGTCGCCGACTCTATCGCGGCCACGTCCATACTGGATCTGCTCACCCTGGCGATCATAGCCCTTTTGCCAGCGCTCCTGCCCGATGCGAGCTTGCTCTTCCTGGAAGTCCATAGCATCGAGGCGACTCTCGTCCCCGAAGCGCTGGCGATTGGCTCCGTACTGCACCATGGCGGTCTGGTTCACTCGCTGGTTGTCGGCCACCTCATTTGCAAACTTGGAGTCCGCTCCCGCCTGGCCGCCCTTGAGGAAGCTCGCCACCGCACCGATACCACGGCGCGGAGCAAAGAGCGCGGAGACAATCGCCGCCGTGAGAGCGCCTTTCAGTCGCTGGCTCGCCTCGCCTTGTAGATCGCGGGTCGGAGGTGCCTCCAGAGCGGGGGCTTCCGGCGCTACCTGCGCACGCCGTTTGCGAGCCTGAGCGGGCGTGTCTACCCGGAGCTTATCGTCGTTACTGTAGAATCCAAAAGCCATTAACTTTCTCCTATTCCATCATTGAGGCGATTAGCCCCACAAAGGCTAAGTGCATTGATTGATCGATGCATAACGGACCAACTGTCCACATTTCTGGCGGGCTTTGGCGGTACAGTTTCATCCAGCGCAAATGTAGAGCAAAACGATCTTGAAACCAGTGCTGACACAATATTGCCCCTATAGCCCAGCAAGGAAGGTACCCGCGCCACACAAGAACCCAAAAAGGCAACGAGTAGAACGCAACATGGACAGAGCAAACAATACTATTTTTACTCTTGGCCTGCATCCAATGATTCTGAAGTAGAAAATCACCAATTAAGTGAGCGATAATCAAATAACTTAGTAACATTAGTAGTTCCTCCGAGAAAAAGGGGTCGCCTCGATGGTGAGGCGACGAAGTCGAAACTCTCCGTAGGTCGCGCCCGTGACCTTGAGCACAAGGGAGCGCCCTTGGGGGCAGTGCGACGTGCGAAAGCGGGCAACCGCGCGAGGGTTGAGCTGGTAGGTTCTAGCTGCTGCTTCACTGGGATCATCACCCGCGACCGTGAGGATCAGCGTCTCCCCGCTGGCGATGGTCGCGTCAATTCCCAAGTGGTGGGGCCGGAGCATCTCCTGTCGCGATCCCAAAGGCCGTGTGTCCGCTCGCGGGTTTATGTCCGTAGTTCCCGTGCCATCGCCCGAGGAGAGCTTGAGGAGCGCGATTTGTCCGCCCGCTGTGCCGAGTGCCACAACAGGGATCTCAGGCCGCGCAGCTCCTCCCACCAAGCTGAGTCCCGGCCACTTGGTCCAGGCATCAGAGCGAACGCCAAGACACAGAACGGTATCGGCTGTCGTCGAGTTCGCATTGGTCGGAACGCAGACCAGGAGCTGCTCTGGCGTGGAGATCAGGCTTGAGGCACTATAGGCGGAAGCGGTGGCTCCAGAGCGTGGCGGCAGGGAGTCCTGGACACGAACATCGAGCTGACCCGGCCACTTGACCAGCCCTTCGTGGGTGAGCCAGTAGAGCGTTCCCTGGTGCTCCGTGATCCCATCCTGAGCCGCCAGCCCGCGCTGGCTGACTTGCTCTAGGCGGTAGTCCTCAAAGCTCGACCCCGTCAGCGCCCACACGCCGCGCTCCGCGAAGATCAAGAGTGATCCACGGCTTGGCCAGAGCCGCACAATTGAATCGCCTGCCAGAAGGGGGAGGCGAACCCAGAAGCCCTTCTCAGAGGCGCGTGGGTCTTGCGACTGCGGAAGGTTGATCCGGCTCCAGTAGAGTGCGGCAGGTTGCTGGCTCTCGACGAGCCACGAGCCAAAGACCTCGCTTTCGGTCGAGAGCCAGACACGCTGATTCCAGATGGCCACAGAGCGCGGTATGTCCGGCGGCTTGTCGCGCCCCAGGCGAAACGTCTCTGCGCCAAAGAGCCACCCGTCTGGGGTGTTGTCCACCAGCGTGTCCACTGCGGCATCTGTATAGGCTATGTAAGGGTTTGAGATAGCACGAACATGGGGGTCTACCCCTGTTGCCGCATTGCCCCCCATAGCAAAAGTGCTAGACGAGAACGGCACGATTGCAACAAGGCGACCAATGGGCTGGGCTCCAGAGCTATCTTCGACGAGTCCACCCCCAAAACGGTAGATAGCTCTATGCGTCGCGCTGGGATTCTTCTTGGCGGGGAGTCGGAGCAGCGCTCGCCGCTGTTGGTAGCCGGGGAGTATCTCCCCGCTGGGCTTGCTCCCCTCACTCTCGATTGTATTGAGCACCGAAGCGTCGCCTGCTGAATCAATCTCCACCACTCGATACCAGTAGCGCCGCCCTGTGGCCAGGTTGCCCGGGGAGCGTAGCGCTCCTACCGTGCAGACTGTCGCAGTCCCCGCTTCTTGTAGGTTCTCGATGAGCACATCCTCACGAATCTCAAAGATCACCCGATCCACCGCCGTGAGATTCTTTTGAAGGTCGCGTAGATCCGCCAGCCCCCAGCCCTCTTCCAGTGTGGTGTCGAGGGTTTGCGTCCAGTAGATTGTCCCACCAGAGCGCAACCCTAGCCGCACCAGAAGGCCGCTTACACCCGCACCCGTTGTCAGCTCCAGCGCGAGGGTATCGGTGCCCGACCAGTCCACCGCCGTGATGTCGCTAAATGCCTGAAGTCCTGCCGTCAGGAGTCGTCCCGGAGGAGCCTGCGCGGGGTCGCTCTGCCCTCCTACGGCACCGCTCGGTGTCAGAGCAGAGCCAGAACCCGCCCAGACCTGGACACTGCCCTGACGAATCGCAATAAGATCGGGGGTTGTCTTAACGATCTCCAGCTCCATGCGCGGGACAAAGAGCGCCACACGGTTGACATCTGCCCCTTGGTTGCTATTGAGCGCGACAGGTTGAGTAAAGCCCACTCGGATCGAACGAGGGACTATGGAAAGTCCCCGAATATCCACAAGCTGGCGCACTTGGGTCGAAGCATCGTTTTTCAGAAACGGCGAGCGCCAGGTCTTTGTGCCGCCAGCGATAGGTGTAGAACCGCCCGTGTCCGAGTAGGCCACCACATCCGCATCCACCACCATCGAGTTACTTGTCGCGTCTTCCGCAGCGGCTTCATAGGAAAGCACTGCCACACGGGCATAGCCAGAGGTGTTTCCGGCATTAAGAAGCAGCGGGCCAGAGCGTACCGAGTCTCCCGAGCCTGTGTCCGAATCAAGCTCCACCGCATTTGCCCCGTTACCATCCTGGACATTAGGAGAGTAGGCCGGAGATCCAGCACGGGTAGACCAGAGCGCCGTCCCCGTGAGGTTCGACCCGTCCCAGAAGTTACTATCGGACTGAGTGATAGAGCTCATCGGGGCGAGCGTGTCACCCGCTCCCGATGTACTTGGAGTGGTAATTGCGCCTGTGATGAAGTTTTGACTCCATGTCAGCAAGCCCGGTGAGCTGATTAGGGTCTGGTGGGACAGCTCCAAGAGTGGCTGATCTGGCGCATCGAGCCCAGCTAGGCTCCCAATAGCGGTTCCATTGAAAAAGCGGGGGCCATTTACCCCATCCACAATCCAGAACATCCCAAAGCCTTGCGCTGCTTGTACATCACCCGGTGTGACCGTAATAGAAGTCTGGCCTGTCGGTAGACTCGTAGAGTTTGCCGCCCATGCCCACTTGCGTATCTTTCCATTTGCTGCCACCAGGAGGTAGTCTCCCGCGCCATCGCTAGCAGAACCCAGCACGTAGACTGCTGTGGGGAGCACCGATGCAAGCTGGTTTACAATCCCTGGGCGCAAACGAATCTCCCCTCCTTCGACGATCACATGATCTGCGCGAGAGAGATAACCCTCAGGAAGTAGCTCCGGGGCAATTGACTCATTGATTCCTTTAAACCCGGTCTCACTGATGCGGATGTCAGGCATCGCGGCGTGTCCTCCGTGGCACAGGAGCGCCACGCCACTCTGCTTCCCAGATAGGCAACACTGCCGCCAGAGCTGTCTCCGCACCATTTTGCTTGGTGAGCATCGCGCAGGCATATGCGATAAGGCGGGGGGCGATCTCTACCGGCAAGTCGGCAAAGGAGCCACCTGCGATACCTGGGCGGGGGAAGACAACGCCCTCTAGCACCAGTGTGCCCGGTGTAAGGGGGCGAGGACCAAGGAGCACACCGTCGGCCTCTTGGTACACGCGCTCGGGAATGGCTTTATCCTCGACCAGTATCATGGGGTGGTGAACCTCGTACCATTTTCTGTCGCAGTACTGCACCGGAGTCGAAACCACGGGGTCGCCTTGGCTCCAGCTCCCTTGCCGCACAGTGAACATCCTTTGGTTTGCTACAGACATGCTCAATCCGGTGAACAAAACCTTCACCGTACCACCTGCGACATCGGACTTCGTTCCCTTGCCAAAGGTCTGGATCACGCCCAGCTCTGTGAGCCGTTCCTGCCCTTCGTTAAGAAAAATTAGAATCTGCTCTGCCGTTGAAATCTCAGGACTGATCGCCGGGCCTCCATCTGCGGGAAGCTCCGCCACTTGCGAACCCTCCGCTTCGGCGAGCCGCGACAGCACCTGCGCAATTGCATCATCAACAACGTACGGCATTAGCTCCACTCTTTCCGTAGGCGAGAGTAGGAATCTCCCGCCAGACGATTGACTATCCCCTGTGCCTCGCGGGCTCTGGGTGTGATCATTCCGAGACGCTGGCCGTCGCCGGTTTGGATGCACCTCAGCTCAGCAGCCTTGTAGGTAACCGCGTCTACAGCCCACTGCGCCAGGGGGAACTCGTCACTAGGGCCAGGAGCCGTCTTTGTCGTGTCCCAGAGCCTTCCAGGCACAGCAAAGCCCCGCACAGTTACAGCCGCTGCCTTGAGATAGTTAGGGCGAGGGTGAAGATACAGAATGGGGCGCGCAAAAGCAACATAGCGCGGCGTGCCCAGTTCAGGCGCGGTCTTCCAGTTTGGGAGCACTCGATCTAGATAGGCCGCAGTGACCAGCCCAACCCCTTCGCGTAGCAACGTCTTTTGTCCCGTAGAGGAAAGCACCTCTACTACCTTGGGCTTGTAGAGATTATCCGGGAGGCACACCTCAGAGACGGGGGTGGTAGTTCCGTCGATATCCAAAGAAAAATAGGTGTACCAGGCATCTGCTTCTCGTGCGACCTGGTCGGTCGCATCTATCACTGTTTCACGTAGCCAAATAGGTTCACCGAAAAAGGGGGAGTCAGCCGACTCCCCCAGTAGCAAACCAACGCGGCGCTCAAGTTCCCAGCGCTTCATTGTTAAGCCTTTCTAAGCGTACCGGGTCTGGCTCCAGTTGCATTCCCACTTAAAATCCGTCGTATTAGCGCTGGCCTCGATCTTGCACCGAAACTCTTGAAATCGAGAGTTGATCGGGGCGGCGAGCTGGACATTCTGCTCTGTCGTGGTCACGGTAATTACGTCGTCTGAGTACGACACGGGGTTCCATGTGCCTCCCGTCAAACGCCCCTCTACAAGAAGCCGAAGGGTGGCAGTAGACGTGCTTGTCTTGAGAGATCGTAGGACAGCGCGGGCATAGCCGCCCATGATGTCGGCTCCCTCAGTAAGCGTCACCACGCTATCGCCCGTATACGTCGCTGCCCCGTCTTGCAGAGTCTCAGCGTCCGCATGGAAAACTAATGTTGCATCAACCATCTTCTGTAAATCCTCCAGGGCAAAAGCCATCCCTTGCCCCACTATCGCTAAGCTAGCTGTTGGTGCCCTGAATCCCGGTCAGGCGGGCAAACGCACGCTCTTTTTTGGCGAGGCGACCCATTCCCCATTCAATGTGCGCCATTTTCTTAGAACCGATCTGGCCCTGCATCTCAGGCACGAGGGTCTGAGGTTGAAACACATCTAGCGCCTCGGGATCGGTGTTGGTGATGTATGCCGATGTGTAGACCGTACCACCTGACGCGCCTGTGACTGTCTCCGTTGCAGAGATCACAGGGGTGGAGCCGTCCGCTTTCCATCCAACTTTCTGCACAATCGCTTTTTTGTACTTGAGCATGTCGTTGCCAAACTGGTCTTTTTCAATAGAGAACATTCGCCCCATTTGGAGCGCCGTTACCCAGTTAGTAACGAGCTGGTAATCCATTGAGATAACGCAGTTTTGTCCCTCGCGGCTACCCATCCAGAAAAGCTTTTTGTCGATCTCGCCGCACAAAATAAGTGCGGCGTTTGCACTAAGCCCGCCCGTGGACAGGTTGATCGTGGGGGTCTGGGACTTAGAGTTTGGATCGAGCTTGTACTGCGTGGGGTTGTCCAGCATGGTCTTTAGACCAGCAGGGCAGTCCTCGTACGAGACAAGCGCGGGGTTGGCATTAAACCAAACGTCCTCAATCTCGAAGTCCAGCGCGGTCTGCCACATGGAGAACTGCTCCGCCACGGGGTCGGTGATGAGCTTGCCTGCCTTGTAGGCACGAAGCTCGGCGACATCGAACTCCAGATCATTGGCAATGATGTGAAGCTCTGCTTCAACGGCGCGAGTTTTACCCTTGGTGGCTTCCGATTGCTCATTAAGCTTACGCCAACCGATAGGGGGCAGTCCCGCATGGGTGAGCTGTCGCCCTTGCACCTTCAAGCTCGGATCTGTCCGAAACTTGAAGTACTTAATCATCATGTCTCCCGCATAGATGCTTTTAGCGAGCTTCATCGCCATGGCACTATTAGAGAGTTTCGCCCAGTCGTAAAGCGACATGGGAGTCCTAAAATCAACTACCGACATACTACTCTGCTCCTTCCGCGCCGAAAGCGCGTTGCAAGTTCCTCTACAGCCCTAGGAGACTCCCCCAGTCGCTGTCCTCGTCGAGCACCTTCCCACCACTCAGGCGGGAAGAGCTTCCACCGGCAGGGACGAACGCGCCCCCATCCTCGGTTTTTGCGGCCACGTACTTGGCTACTGCCTCGTCCGTGAGCTTCTTAGCGGTCGCGCTCTGGCGGGCCGCGATTGTGCGCAGCGCGTTGGGCTCGATCCCCTGACCTGAGAGCAGCTTGAGCGTCTCCACGTCAGCACCAGGAAACTCACTGGTCACTTGAGTGAAGAACGCATCGAGCTGTGCAGCCCGCGCCACTTGCTGGGCCTGCGTCTGGGCTTGCTCGCGCTCCATGCGGGCCGTGGTGGCCTCGACACGCGCTTCGAGCAGCTCGTTGGCGGCTTCCGTGCTCAGCTCGCCCGCCTCGATCCGTGCGCCCAGTTGCTGGCGATACGGCTCAATGGCCTGAGCGACTTGCTGAGAAAGCGCCGCCTCACGCGCATCTGCCAGGATCTGGGCACGCTCTTCCGGGCTGGCCTGAGAGAGCATCTGCAGGAGCTCGTCTTGACCCATGGGGGATTCTTCTGCTACGAGAGGCTCCGCCACAGGCAATTCCTCGGTCACAGGTAGCGCCTCGCCCACGGGTTCCGGTGCAGGCTCGGGGGCAGGCTCGGGCGTAGCGCTGGCAGTGCCAAGCAGCTCGTCTACAGCGTCCATCGGGTTGTCTTCGTCCATTCTCCTATCTCCTACATCCTCTCTTCCAGTTGCGCGGCGATCATCTGGCGCTTCTGGTCTAGCTCTCGCTTCTTGCGGAGCGCTTCGACTGCCTTACTGGCAGCAGGGCTGGCCATGAGGCCAAAGATCATCTCCTGGGTATCAGGATCAGCGGGGTCGCCCAGAAGTCCCGCAGCCGCCCAGTCTTGAATCGCGGAGTCCTGAGCCTCGGGAGTGCTCGGGGTCAGGCTTCCCTTCACGACTCGAACCACGGCGCTCCCACCCGCTGTGAGAGCCCCCAGACGAGAGACACTGATCCGTCCTTCTTCCGGGTTCTTGGTATCGTCGAGCCCCCAGGCGCGGGGCTCACGCACATACTTGCCCAAGATCACGCCACGGCGACGCGCACGCTCCTCGATAAAGCGCTCCAGGCGGGCGGAAAACGGGGCGTTCTGGGTGTTGTCGGCATCGAGCGCGATCCGCAGAGCGTAGCCAGAGGGTTTCTCCCCACCCATGTTCATGAGCTGGTTTACGTGGACACCTGCGATATCCGACATCTGGCGCTCCAGCACGGCCAGCGCTTCGGGCGTGTCCGAATGAACGGTGGGGGAGGCTGCAAGCTGACCCATGCTTTTCGTCCAGATCGTGACAAAGTTCCCACTCTCCTCGACCGGCGCTTGGAGCCTCTCCTCGATGTCCGCCCCGCTGCCGTCGTTAGGGTCGCGGAAGAACACGTATTTCCTGTTATTGCGCTCGGCTAGCCAGCGGCTCTGGAGTAGGTTATAGGAGAACTGGGGCTCGACCAGATCGCACACAATCCCCCGGTGGTAGCACGTCCCCACTTGCTCCTGGTACCCCAGGTGCAAGAGCGGGATCATGCCACAGGGTAGCTCGCCTTTGTAGAAGACATCGTTGCCACAGACCACAATCGTGCGCCCTTTGCGAAAGCGAGCGGTGGCTTTCTCGTACATAAAGAGCACCGTGGGGTTCTTGGTATCCTTGGCGGCCTGGCCGTTAGCTGCCCAGGGTGAAGTGAAGACCTCTTTGAGTGAGCGCCATAAGTTGGTCGCACCCAGCATGCCTGTCTCAGGAACGCGCCCATAGCGGCGCTCGACCTCGGCGAGGGGCATCTCAACGGCATGAATGACCCACTGGCAATCTTCCCACCGTGCGGCTCTGGGGTCGGCGTACACATCCCAGCCCGGTACGATCACCTCGACCAGATCACCCACGGGGCGCTCTTCGTAGCCGACAATCTCGCCTGTTTTGTCCCACTTGACCGGGACACTGGCTAATGCGGTCGGGTCCCAATACTGCAAGAGGAACGAATCGCCGACTGTCCAGGACAAGCGCGAGAGCCTCTGGAGCTGGGCGCGTGAGTCGAGCTTGGCGTTGTAGTGCTCCTCGGCGACGCGCAGCTCCTGGGCAGCTCTCTGGTCGAGGTCGCGCTTGGTCAGCGGCTGGATGAGTGCGCCAGGCTCCATCATGGTGAAGCGCGCAACAGCCATCGAGCCAAAGCCACGGATAAGGTTGGTAGGTCGCCAGAAGTCTAGGTCGTCTGGGTTGCGTCCATCCTCCAGGGTGCGAGTCGCCGCGTTATACTTCAGGTGTGAGTAGCCACGCTCCGCCGCAATGCACATTGCCCACTCGGGCTCTAAGTCTTGGCGGGCTTGCATGGCCAGCTCAAAGCGCTGGGTCACTAGCTCGATAAGTGCCTGATCGTCTTCTCCCGCGCTCTTGCTCACCTGCTGCACAGACGAAGCATCGGGCTCGCTCTCTGGATCGCTGGGATTCAGGAGCGGGGCAGGCTTGGAGCGAGAGAACGGCCAGTGCATGGGGATTACTCAGCCGCCGCCAGAAGCTCGACGATCAGAGGACGAAGTGCGGCCTGGTCGTTGGCGGAGAGGGAGCCGTTGGAGAAGATCGCCTCGTTCAAAAGGCGAGCTGCTGTCTTGAGCGTTGAGGGAGCGTGGTGCAGAGTATCGGCAAGTTTCTTGCGCAGATCTTCCGCTTCAGTCGCGAGAGAAATCTTTTCCGACCGCAGATCTTCGATGTCTTCAACAACACCACGAATAGGACCACGAATCTCACCAACTGCGGCAGCGTGCATCGAAGCGATTGTTTCACACGCGCCCTCGTAGGACTCCTTAAACTGACCAAGCCCAAGATCTAGCTCACTAATCTGAGATAGGAGCTTATCGTTCTCGTCGGTCAGGCGAACATTGGCCGCATTCGCCGCCGCTAGAAGCCCTTCAGGAGTCGTCGCTTCCGCCGCTTTATCTTTTTCAGTTGCCATAGTTTTTAGTCCAAGTACCTCGGCGCTATCGCCTGGGTCTTTGCTGCCTCTCGCCGTGCCAGTTGCCTTGCCTGCGTGTTTCGGAGCGCTAGGGTATCAAGGCTCTCGCGCAGGAGCTTCCAGAAGCCGGGCTGAACCTGACCACACCGCAGCAAGCGCAGCTCACTGGCCAGCCAAAGCAAGCCAAGAGCCACGATCCACAACGGTGCGGCCATGATCCAGAGAGAAGAGAGCCCCATATCTAAATATATGCTCCAAGTGCTGAGCGTCCGTGCTTCGAGTGGATGGGTATGAAAAAAGCCCCGTCCGTAGCGGGGTTATCCTAAAATTTCAATCGAAACTTGGGCCACCTGTCTTGTATTTAGCGACCGGCACATTGGCGAAGATCTTCTGAAGGGAAGTCTGGGGGTTTTCGCAGTCGCACAGAGGGTACGTCCGGTGCGACAAGACAATATCCTGAGGCGGGGTTATCCAATGTCCGCAGTTCGCGCATTTCTCCCCCATGACGCGCTGCGCATGCTTCTCTTTCTCGCTCACAGCAATCCCTCTTTCTCCAGCCACTTCTCAACGGCATCCCAGTTCACCATGTCCCGCTCTCCTGGCTCGCCTGGGAGCAGAGGACAGCCAAGGGCCGCATCGTCGATATAGAGGTTGGCGTATGCCTTCGGGCTCTGGCTCCAGTATTGGGATGGGTTTGAATTGACTCCATAGAGAGGAATGCTACGGACCGCAAACCATGCAGCAGCATCGGTGAGAACCTTGCGGTCTTCAGAATCGCTACGCATCGTCCAAAGAATGAGCTTGTGCCCATTGGCGACAAGACGCTTCAGAACCTGGACGGCTCCAGGAACGTCGCGCCCAACCTTCGGAAACTCATGGGTAACGCAAGTACCGTCGAAGTCAACAGCGATAATGATTTTGTTATTCATACTCTCTTTCCTTGCTCCCTCTGGAGCGTCAATTGATCCTTGCGCCTTTGGTCTTGCCCTTGAGCCAGCTCGGACGGTTGCGGTCATAGGCCAGCTTTTCGTCGAGCTGCTCAGGGCTTTTTGGCGGCGGTTGGATCGAGCGATGTAGCCCCATCCTCAGAGCATCGGCAGGGTGGTCTTCCTGCTTGGGAGCCTGCTCGATCTCCTCACGATCTATGGCATCCTCGTCGAGGCTATTTAACACTCGGATCAAGTGCTTGCACGTCGCCAGAATCCGAAAGCGGGGGAGCGCGTATTCCTCGCCATCACTCCGAATCTCCGTGCGGGTTGCATGTAAGAAACGCTTCACGGTGCGCCAGCCAGCCTTGCGGTCTTTGTCGCCCTTGACGGCTGGCAAGCCTCTCTCCCAGTAGACCTCAGCAGCATATTTGCCTACACCCGCTCTCCTGGGTGTGCTTGCGTCCTCGGGCGGGAAGGTGCTTGCCCAGTCCATGGGGAGGCTCTCAAAGCCGCCACGGGATTTCTCGTCAGGCCCTTGCCAGCGTGACAGCTCCCAGCGACCCTCACGATCTCGCACGGGCGAGGCAAGCCCCCACTTCTCCAGACACTCCAGAATGAGCTGGGCTTGCTCGTCGTCGCCCTTGCCCGCATCGTAGATCTCGTCCACCGCGTAAATATCGCCCAGGTGATCCTGCACCAGGAGCGCAAAGTAGAACGTCGGGCTCGTGGCGCTGGTGCCGTAGTCCACCGTGCCCCACCAGTTGCACCAGAGCCCGATGTGTAAGGGTAGAGACGCGATGACGTGCCATGGCTCTGCGTGGTAGGTAAAGTGGCCACGCTCCTCATCCCAGACGGGAAAGCGGTGCTCCTCCTCAAACTCGTCAAAGAACCTACCCTGGCGATCCAGGAATCCCGCCTCGATCTCTTGGTGGAACTCTGCGGTCGAGAGGTCTTTGCGCAGGCTCTCGATCTCACTGGGGGCGATATGAGGGTTAGATCTCGTGGGCATCTGCCAGCTCTTCCAGTCGGGATCATAGGTCTCGTCCTCAGGCTGTCCCTTGCGCCAGAGCCCATGGTAATCATCGCGACCTCGGGGAGTGGACGGGAACCATGCGCGACCTCGGTAGTCGGCCAGGGCGGGACGGATCGCCATGCGCCACGCGACCATGAGGTGCCGAGACTTAGCGGCCTCGTTGATGATCACGTCTTTGTATTTGCGCCCGCGACAAGCTTCTGGGTCGCCATCCAGGCTCCAGAACTCGATGATCCCGCCATTGACAAGTTCCAGGCGCTTGTTCTGCTCACTGACGCTCTTGGTCGCGGGCTTACAGTACGCTTTCATGGCTCGCCAGACATCGAGCAGGCTCTTGTACGTGGGCTGAAACCACCCGACAGGAAGAGCGTGGAGGACAAGGCTCTCGATGCCGATGTTGATACACATGACATCTTTACCAAAACGTCGCCCGCAGCAGATCACATTGAAGCGCTTGGACTCCCGCTTAATCTGCTCTTGGGCGCTATGCAGACTCGGTATCCGAATCGTCGGGGGAGATACAGACGTACTCAATTTTGATTTCTTGTGCGACACTTCCCGCGCTTTCTGAATCTCCCGCCGCATCGCCCTTGCTCTCGTCCTGGCCGCCATCTGGTTTCTCCAACTCTTTCTGGAGAAGCTTCTCCTCCAACTCCGCCAAGCGCAGCTCCAGCTGCGTCAGGCGAACACGCGATTTCGATTCTACGATCCTCTGGATAGCCTCCGGGCTCTGCCACTCCTCCGGGAATCTCTGAGCCAGGTACCGCCACGCTAGAGCGGGATCTCGTGGTATCCGGTTGAGCAGAACTGTCTCGACAGCACCTTGGGCTCTTGCCTCCGCCCGATCCACGCGCTGGGCAAAAGTGAGTTTCTGGCCATCATCGTGCTCCTCCGTGGAATTTGTAGAATCGCCAAGCCAGTTGTAGAAGGTTTTTTTATCAATCCCTGCCGCAGCACAAGCAGCCGTGCGGGTGTATCCCATCTCCAGCGCCTTGAGGCAGGTGGTCTGCCTTTCCGGGGTGAAGTGGTGGTACCGCCGGGGGACGATCTCAGACATTAGCTTCCTCCTCGCAAAGTGCTTGAGAAGGATCGGTATCATACTGCCCGGACCGCTGCGCGACTCGTGCTAACATCAATATCTGGACTTGTCTTTGCGAATAACGACCTTGCTTTCGCAACTCCATGAGAATGCCCCAGCGTATGGCCTGTTGTGCGTATTTGTAAAACCCTCTTGGGGAGCGTGATGCATCCCATTTCAGAGCGGCATTACACAACGCCAAGTGCCCCTCGGAAAGCAGTTCATCGTAGAGATTCGGACACCCCTTGGCATACTGCCCCGCCAAAACTTTGGGCAAATGTTGCCACTGGTCAATCAGCTTCTCGGCGCACGGGCAACCCACCAGCCCGCAGTGGGGGCACCGGGTCACTCTTCCCCCCGGTTACCATCGAGCGCCACCACACCGCACTGCAAGCAATAAATGAGATGACTCACTGAGACCCCACTGACAGTGCCAACGTCTTAGCCCGAGAAATAACCAGGTGCGACCGGGTCCCTTTTTTGCGTGCTTGCTCTCGGTAGAAGGGAGTTTCGCTCTGCACCATCTCTGCCAGTGCCGCCTCCAGAAAATCTTGTTGTCGCACCTCACCCAGTAGCTCCCAAGCGCTGGGCTCGGTAGACACGGCAGGGCACGGATGCGGTGTAATCCTGGCCTTGGCGGGGGTGTGCCGAGGCGCACGGCTGATCTCGCTGGGATGGCTGGCAGGTGCTACGGGAGCGCTGTAGCCCTCTGGCGAGCGTAGAGCGGCGCGGAGCCACCCTCCAGCATTCTGGACACGTCCACGGGCTTTTGCGGCATGGAAGCAGCTGAGGATGTGCTCGATGGTGGCGCGGCTCAGGTCCTTGGTCGCCGATCTGACTTGGGGATCGTGGGCTATGCTTTGGGCTACGGGCAGTGGGATTCCGGCAGATTCTGCAAGAAGAGAAGCAGCAGCAAGAGACTCGGTAGACTGGGACGTTTTGGGGTTTGGATAAAGCCCCTGCGCTGACTGCTGTCCTTCCTGCTTTGCAGGAGTCTGCAAGGTATCCCTACGGGATACTTTATACTGACCCTCCGCAACAGTCTCCGCAGAACCCTCCGCAACAAGGGGGCAAAAAGAGGGGGCACCTGTGTGGTTTTCAAGGCTTTCAGGGGTGGTTTTTGCCGCGTTTTCATGCCTCGTTTTGGGCACTTTTGGAGCCGAAAAACGGGCAGTTGTTGCGGAGGGTCGGAGGTCGGGTGCAGACTCCCTCCAATGGGTTTTGTGACCGGGAAAAAGCAGGGCTTTAAGACTCTCTGGAGACAGCAAAACGCGGATACGGCGCTCAATGCCTATAACCTGCTCAACTGCCAGAGCGCCCAAAGCCACCAGGCGGGCTATGTATCGCTCTACCGTGTCCACAGAGCATTTTAGATACCCTGCCAGATATTTATTCGTAGCCCAGCAGAAGCGATCTTTGTTGCGCGTCAGGCGGCGCACTTCAAAAAACAAATTCAGAAGCCCTGCCTGATTTCGTATCCGGCAGGGTTCTGGAACCTCTTTGGTAAAAGTCAGCTGGTTAGGTGCGGCGAGCGTTGCCATGGTTGTCTCCAGCAGAGACTACAAGGCGTAAAACCTCCCGCTCGCCTGGTTTTAGGCCAGGTTTTAAAGCAGGAAGGGTTATAGCGGCCAGGGCGAGGTCGCCCTGTTTTGTAGCATTCTGCGAACCCGTAGATGGGGACACCTCAAATTGAGTGCCCGATGAAACTCCGAAATCACTGTAGATTTCAGCCTCCAGTGAGAGAGTCTTGGGCGATATAACCGTCACCCGATGTACAAAGCCTCGCAAGATCGTGCGACGCTCCGTTTCTGTAGCAGCTTCCCAAAGCTCACCAAATCGCCCTAGGAGCACTTCTAGCTGGTGCTGAGTGGGCAGCGCCGCGCTTGCACGGGACATCTCATGATCTAGCCGATCTGCCTCAATGCGCAGTAGCTCGGCCTGGGTTGCCCGCGTGTCCAGCTCACGCAACAATATTTGCCGAGCAGCCCCACCGAGGTTTCCTGCGAGATCTCCCGTCAGTCGCCGCACCGCCTCCTCTTCCGTCTTGACGCGGCGCAGTGCGGCGCGGTGGGCATCGCGTAGCTCTTTAGGATCT